GACAAGAGATCTGCCGTTTTAGATAACCCCTACGTGCTTATTGTGTCCTCTCCTATTCCTAATATAAGAAGAATACAAAACGTCTTAGAACACGTTATAAAGAACAAAAGAAGTTTATTGATAGTTTCAGAAGTAGAGCAGCAGCCTTTAGCTACTTTAATATCAAATAAAGTAAAAGGTAATATTAAGGTAAACATTATAGATACACCTGGTTTTGGACCAACAAGGCAAGATACTATAGAAGACCTAGCTATATTGACAAATGCTACTATAATAGATGAATCACTTGGAGATGACTTAGATTTAATAGACCCTAATGTATTAGGTGAAGCAGTTAAATCAGTTACTGATGAAAAAGGTACAGTGCTGCAGGTTGAAACAAATGGAGATATTTTAAATGAAAGAATATCTTTTGTTGAAGATAAGATTGCAGATGAAACTAATCCTTTCTTTAGAAAAAAGCTAGAACAAAGATTATCTATGCTAACTGGTAAAGTTGGTATTATAAGAGTTGGAGCTGATTCCAAAGTTGAATTAAAAGAAAAGAAAGATAGAGTTGAAGATGCCATTCATGCGACAAAAGCCGCTTATAAGGAAGGTATAGTTGCTGGCGGTGGAATTGCTTTATTAAATGCTTCGCAGAAAATTAAACCCACTAACAAAGGTGAAGAGATATTGTTAAAAGCAATCAAAGCACCTTACTACACTATATTAGACAATGCTGGTATTGTAGAGATCAAAAAGCTTACTATTAAAAATAGAGGTATTGATGTTAAGACCGGCAAAGAAGTTAATATGATTAAAGCAGGTATTATAGATCCGGTTTTGGTTACAAAATCGGCGCTAAAAAATGCGGTAAGTGTTGTAACAACAATAATATCCGCGGACTGTGTAATTAGTAATAAAAGATTAGCATAATGAAAGCAATTAATTATTACTTAATAGTAGAAAAAATAAAAGAGGCTCCGAAGAAAGTAGGAGGCCTAGAACTCACTGAAAAACAAAACAAAGATATTAGATACCTAAAAGCTAAAGTAATTAGCGTTGGTGATCAAGTACCTGTAATAGCTAAAGATGATGTGGTTTGGTATGATAAACACGCAGGGCACGGTATAGAGTGGGACGATAAATTTTACTTAGTTTTAAAAGCTCCCGATATAGTTCTTATAGAATGATATTTACTAGCCAAGATTTAAGAGATATGAATTTGTTTAAGTATTATAGGCTTGTTAGAAGATGGGCTTGTAAAACTTATGATCTTAAAGATGCTGATTTAGAGTTGCTGATATATTTAGATTGTAAAAAACTTTTTACTAGGAATGATTTTATTAATGGTACTTATACTTATAGTTGGGATAAAAATCGCTGGGAGCGATTAAGAAGAGATGGTTGGATTGATGTTTTTAAAGAACGGAATAGAACAACCTCAAAGTATGCTGCTTATAAAGTATCACTAAAGTGTAGTCAATTAATAATGCGAATATATAGAATATTATTAGGACAAGAAGATTTACCGGTTTCACGTAATAGTAAATTTTACAAAAACAAAACATATACTGATAAAGTTTATAATAAAGCTATTGATGATATGATAAACGACAGCGAAAGATAATGGGATTTAGATTAAAAGAATTTTCAGACCTTGTAGGTATAGATAAAGAAACATCCTCTTACAACACTCCGGTGTTTAAAAAAGAACTAGAGGGAGGCATACTAGCTGAGGCTAATAATGACGGCACTATATTTATAGACAAAGCATTAAAAGGTAAGGCTAAGGAGGACGCTATTAAACATGAACAAGTTCATTTAGACCAGATGGCTCAAGGTAAGTTGCAGTATGATAACAATACGGTAACATGGAAAAAAGACACCAAATCCCCCGCTAGAGTATACAAAAGAGATCAAATGAACGAAGGGGCAGAAAATCTGCCTTGGGAAAAAGAAGCATACGAAAATTCATAAAAATGGGATATAAAGCAAAATCAATAACAAGCAAAGCGTCAAGCGCTTGCAAAATGAATATGGCTCTTATAAAAGGAGAGGCTAAAATTGGAGCAGTCAAGAAAGCTGGCATAGGTGATTTACAAGCAGAATTTGACGCAGGGAGACAATCAGGAGAGTCTTCTCCAGCTGAAATGAGAAGCTCCCCAGCTAAATTACCAATTGCAGCTATAGCGAAAGCGGCTCCTATGATATTAGGTGCTTTAGGCGGAGGTAAAAAAGGCGGCGGCGGCGGCGGTGGCACAAAAGTAGTTGTTAATAACTCAGCTGATGCAAATGCAAGTTCAGAAAGTAATAGCCAAGCAGCAAACGCAATAGACCCTAAATAATAAAACATAAGACATGAGCAAACCAATAACTAGCAGAGTAAAAAGATCACCTCTTTTTAAATATTCCCCTTTAAAGCAAGACACGCCAGCGACTGCTGGTGGAAGTGAAGCAGGGGGAACAACAACTAAAAATGTTGACTCTGAGGTAACTGAAAAAAAGAGAAACTACGCAAAAGACGAGCAGGTGTGTTCCGCAGAATACAAAGCTAAAACCGGTAAAGGTGGACCCGGAAGTAAAGAATGTCAAGAGTGGAAAGACACTTCACCTGAGCAAAAGAAAAAAGCAGAAACTACAACTACTGAAACATGCCCACCAGGTTCAACAGGTACTCCGCCTAATTGCACAGTGGAAACTAAAGAAGATGACTTAGATTATGAGGGCACTTTACAAACAGCTAAGCATGGTAGAGTTTTAGAGCCTTGGCAAATAAATCGTTTAAAAAGAGGGACTAGAAAAGCTACAAATGAAAGAGACCAGGCTGCTAGAAGACTGGATAGAAATAAAGGTGTTACTTTTAAAGACGGTAAATATGTATTAAACGACAATGCAACCGCCAAGGAGAGACGTAAGTTTAATAAGCAAAATGATCGATTTATAGATGCCGACAATACAGCAAAAAATCAAACATTAGCAAGGGAGTCTGGTAGACTAGCTGGAGAAGAGTATTACAAAGGGGATAGAGATAGAGGTTTAGGTGAACAATCAGATCCTGAACAAAAAGCTCAATTCAAAAGAGATGCTATAAAAAAGAATAAAGCAGAGAAAGCCGCGGCCGCTGCAGCAGCAAAAGCAGCAAAAGATAAAGCTGAACTCGATGCTGCTAAAAAGGTAGCAGATGAAGAAAACGAACAAAAAGAAGCAGATGCTAACGGCGTAACTACAGGACAATCTAATGGTGAGGTAGGTATTGATGTTGCCCCTATAAGTTTAGGAGGCGGGTTTGGTTCTGGTTTGGATTTATATAAACAATCCAGTTATACTCCCTTAGTAATGACTAAAAAGGGTTATAGTATGAAAGCTAAAAGTCCCGCAACTAAAAAACTGCAAGGCGCTCAAAATACGCTGCCTCCTCATTTGCAAGCGGCTATTAAAGGAGCTCCGGGTAAAATGAAAAGTGCTTTAAAGAAAGGCTACTTTAAAAATAAATAATTATGGCTTACACGCAACCTGAGGAATCTTCAGCAATAAAAAAGCTTAGGAAAACAACTAAAGGAAAAGGTAGACACTTTTTAACCGCAAAGGAAGGAGCTGGTATGACAGCAGCTGGACGTAAAGCCTACAATAAAAAAACAGGCGGGAATCTTAAAGCGCCCCAGCCAGGAGGAGGGTCAAGGCGTACTTCGTATTGCGCTAGGTCTAAGGGTCAAATGAAAATGCACGGTATTAATTGCAGTAAAACTCCGGATAAAAGGATTTGTGCTGCGCGAAGACGATGGAAATGTTAGAACACTTAACTGGAGCATGTGGCGAAGCGCATATAAACATATATCACATTGGTATATTAACTTTAATAATTTTAACTTATGGAACCAAAAGGATTAGGAGACTCTATAGAAAATTTCACTAAAGCTACAGGTATAAAAAAATTAGCAGATACAATACCTGGAGGGTGTGGCTGCAAAAAAAGAAAAGAAACATTAAATAAATATTTCCCATATAAAAATAAATAAGATGGCATATAAACAAAAAGGCTGCAGTCCTATAACCGCAAAAATTAAAAGAACAACCCAAGGGGGTATGGTAACACAACCTATATTAAACATGGGTGCTCCTGTTAAAATGAAAATGTCCTCACCTGCTAAAGATAGATATGACGGGCAATCCATTAAAAAAGGAGAAGATGGACTAGGCTCAATAGGTGGAAATAAGAAAGCTAACAATGCCATGCAAGCTATCCCTTCGGATGATCTTTCTATGACTCCTTATTCAGTAAAAAAAGAGTACGCCAACTTTGTTGAACAAAATCCTAAGGTTAAGAAAACCGGCGTGATACACGGGCCAAAAGTTAGTTACGATATGGCTTATGAGAAAGCTAAGAAAACTAAAAGGTATGCGGGTGTGTCAAAAGCTGATTATATAAAGGAAGCGAAAAGACAAACAAAATCTTTTACTGAAACAGGAAACTGGGATGCCAAGCCGAAAAAAAGGGAAAAGGTAGCGGCTGTTTCAACGATTAAGTCCAAAGGTATTGAGCCATTGACTAAAGAAATAAAAATCGAAACAAAAATAGGAACCTCCGCTATAAAGCCTGAAGGTAAAAAAGTAGAGCCATCAAAAAAAGATGTTCGTAAAGCGGTAAGAAATACTAAGTCAGCTGATAGAAAAGATCAGAGAGCAGCTAGGGTTAGACAAAAAGGTATTGATGCCCTTGCTAGCGGTGACACAAAGAAAGCTTTAAGATTAAAAAGAAGAGAAGCTAGAATTAATAAAAGAGCCGCAGGAAAAAGAAAAAAAGCATCAGAGGCTATTAAATCTAAATAATGAAAAAAATATGGGAATGGCTATCCGGTAACGTTATCAAAGAGGTTGGTAACGTTATCGATAAGCTTACGACAACCAAGGAAGAGAAACTTGAGGCACATAGACTTATAACTGAAATATTAGAAAAAGCAGATAAAGAGGCTCAAGAGCAAGTTACCGCAAGATGGGAATCAGATATGAAATCTGACTCTTTTCTTTCTAAAAATATTCGGCCAGCTGTTCTTATATATTTAACATTTATATTTACGGTATGTGCATTTTTCGATGGCAACATTGGGGAATTCGTAATAGCCGAGGAATATATACCAATATTTCAAACATTGTTAGTAACGGTTTATGGTGCTTATTTTGTTGGAAGATCTTGGGAAAAAGCAAAATCAATGCAATCTAAGTAACATGGCAGCACTTAAGCCTAATTTTAAAATACAAAAAACTACTATAATGCAGCTTCCTGATGATAGATGGAGTTTGCAAGTAGGCTGTCCCGCTTATAGATTTATAGTCGATACTCCCCAGGAAATGATAATACAATATGCAAAATGCTTGTCTGATCCGGAGAATTGGTTCAACGAAAACAAAGCGGCTATGGGGAATAAAGCATTAAAAGATGTTGATTTAGACGTAATTATTAATTATCTAAAGCAAAAATAAAAAAAATAACAATTAAATTTAATTAAATGAGTAAATTAGAAAAAAAAGAGCTGGACGAATTGCAAGCCGGCATACACAAGATTAATAATCTTCAATTGCAAATAGGAGGTATAGAAGCACAGAAGCACGAGTTATTACACGCTATAACCGAAGCGTCTAAAGAGTTCCAATCTAAGCAATCTGAGTTACAGGACAAATACGGTAAAGTAGACATAGATATATCTACAGGCGAAATAAAAGAGAAAGATGAGTCTATTAAGGAAGATTAGCATAGGTAAAGACTATAAGAATGATGCAATGCACTACGCGGTAGGTCAAGAGGTTTACGGCGGACATACTATAGTTAATATTATAGAAGAGAAAGATAAGTACTCTATTTATATACAGAAAGGAGACGACGTGCTACCTTGGAAAGATTTCAATAAAAACATGGCAATAGCTATTGAATATAATATAGATTACTAAATGAAAGCTATTTTTGAGTTTATTGTAAAACCTAAAAACAGCAGAACCAATAATGAAAAAGTAATTGGTGATTCAAAACTTATATTAAATACAGAATTGCAAAATCACAATTATGTAAGTAGAGAAGGTATAGTGATAGCAATACCACTAGGAATTGAAACAAACATAAAAATAGGTGATGAGGTTATTGTGCACCATAATGTTTTTAGAAGGTATAGAGATATACGAGGAAATGAAAAGAATAGCAAAAGCTATTTCGAAAACGACACTTTTTTTGTAAGCGCTGATCAAGTATATGCTTATAAAAGAAAAAATAAATGGGAAGCCTGCAAAGGTTATAATTTCGTAAAACCCATTCATGAAGATAAAATGTTTTCTATTAATTTTGAAAAGCCATTAATAGGGGTTATTAAAACAAAAGATCCAGATCTCAAAGACGTTGAAGAGCAGGATTTAATAGGCTTTAAACCTAGTAGCGAGTACGAGTTTATAATAGACGGGCAAAAGCTATATAGAGTACCAACTAATCAAATCACAATCAAATATGAACGTCAAGGAAACGAAAAAGAATATAATCCAAGCTGGGCATAGAGCAGTAGAAGAATTAATAAAAGTAGCTAAAGAAGCTATCGTTGATTCGGGAGACGATATTACTGCTGATAGATTAAAGAACGCAGCAGCAACTAAAAAGCTAGCTATTTTTGACGCTTTCGAAATACTAAACAGAATACAAGAAGAACAGAACTTACTAGACGATAAGCCGAAAGAGGAAGTTAAAAAAGAGGCTTTTAAAGGTTTTGCTGAAAAAAGATCTAGGTAATGTATAAGCAAAATCTATACAGTGTAATAACGCCAATAAAGCAAAATACTATATCTAGGCTAAATAAGTCTAGAAAATGGAAATACGGCTACAATAAAGAAAATGACGTAGTTGTAATAAGCAAGACAGGGCAGATAGGTGAAGTGTACAATATACAAGGATTAAAAATAGCTTTACCTAAAGTTCCTGCTAAATTAGATAAATCAAATAACAAGTGGACGGTTGAAGAATATCCAAAAGAATTAAAACAAATACAAAGTGTTTTTGATTGGAGGGATTACCCTGATACTTTTCATAAAAAATGGGAACCATATATAGATGAACAATTTAAACGCAGAGAAGAAGGCCATTGGTTCAATAATAAAAGTGTGGCTACTTACATTACTGGCACTCACTTTATGTACTTGCAGTGGTCCAAAATTGATGTTGGGTTCCCAGACTTTAGGGAAGCAAACAGATTATTCTTCATTTTCTGGGAGGCTTGCAAAGCCGACAACCGGGCTTATGGAATGTGTTATCTTAAAAACCGTAGATCAGGGTTCTCTTTTATGTCCTCAGCTGAATCAGTTAACCTTGCTACAATTTCCTCGGATTCACGGTTCGGCATATTGTCCAAATCGGGTTCCGATGCTAAAAAAATGTTCACAGATAAGGTGGTACCAATATCGGTTAATTACCCATTCTTTTTCAAACCGATCCAAGACGGTATGGACCGCCCCAAGACCGAGCTCGCCTATAGAATACCCGCCAGTAGACTCACTAGAAAATCCATACAAAATAAACAAGATCAGGAACTCCTCGAGGGTCTCGATACCACGATCGACTGGAAGAATACAGGTGACAACTCCTACGATGGTGAAAAGCTTAAACTCCTCGTCCATGATGAATCGGGTAAATGGGAGAAGCCGGACAACATCCTCAACAACTGGAGGGTTACGAAAACAACGCTGAGATTAGGAAGCAGAATTATTGGCAAGTGTATGATGGGATCAACGTCAAACGCTTTAGATAAGGGAGGCGAGAATTTTAAAAAGTTATTCAACGATTCTAATGTTTTAAAAAGAAACAGAAATGGACAAACCAAGTCAGGACTCTATTCTTTGTTCATACCTATGGAATGGAACTACGAAGGATTCATTGATTCTTTTGGAATGCCTGTCTTCGATAAGCCACCAGAAGATTGTGTTGGCCCTCACGGGGAACAAATAGACCAAGGAGTAATAGAGCATTGGAATAATGAAGTAGAAGGATTAAAAGGAGACCAAGATGCTCTTAATGAATTTTATAGGCAATTCCCTAGGACAGAGGAGCACGCATTTAGAGA